AGTTCCGCCGACGCTTATTTCCTCCATCATACCCTTATCCACAATCAAAGACGTACCGCCTTTTACACTAAAGCGAACATCAGATGCGGCCGCAACCGCCTCTACCGTTCCATACCTCTCTTCTTGGGGGGCATAATCTTCAGGTAGCACGATTAGCGGGTTGCGATCCTCTGTGGCTGTCTCTGTTGTTCTTACTAAGATGTGTCTATTAACGGGGGTGAACATTACTAATCTCCTTCATAATTATTCTTTCTTGTATTTCGTAATCGTGACGACTCAGGAATATATCCTCTCTGCCGCCGCAGTGCCGGCAAATCATCGTCATGTGTACATTATCGCCATGGGTCGACCGGACATTGCCGGCCGGAACCCAATAGCACTCGGATTGTCCGGACTTGCATTCGCGCTTTAGGGTTCTTTTTTCCATTAAGTGATTAAAGTTCATATTCTCCCCTAAATGGTGCACGTATCATTGGTACAGTACTTCGCACCCGAACCACCCTCTGAGCTGTCAAATCTGCGGAGTGGGGTAACTCGTTGTGACGCTTTTTCGTATTCTTTTTTCGTTATAGCTTCATATGGCGCCTGCTCATATCCCGTCTCTTCGTACTTCAAGAACGACACTGCCTTAAGGCGTGTCTCGTATAGCTCCAGGGCTGATTTAAGCTGGGATGCCTCTTCGTCCTTGAAGGTCACCGTTATTGAAACTGAGTTGTCTGCCCAATAATGCTGATATTGGGCTGCAATTTCAAGTTGTTCCCACATCGAGACGTCCTTCTTGCCCTTTGAGTAATAGGGTTCGTGAACAGGGAACTCCACAACAGAAGTATTCGGAGAGTATTTATCATCTTCAATAGTATATCCCGCATCTGCAAGTTTGTCAAGAAGTTTCGAAGTTTTCGAGAACCTGATACGTCTAATATAGTACTCATCCTCCGGAAAGTGGATGCCCGGTGTGGAGCCGTTAAGCAGCGACACGGTCCCAGATGGCTTAATTGACGTCATACGTACCGACTTGGGAATGCACAGCCAGTTGGAGTACTCTTCATCAAGTTGTTTCACATAGCTATAGGCGCGGTCACACATATCATACACCTCTCGGCGTCCAAACTTAGCAAATGCCTGGACCACGCCGGACTGCGAGAGACCGATTCTCCGGTTCTTGAGCATCTTGGCGTTCGTTTCTGGCCAGTGAGTATTGGACAGGGTGATGGTCTTTCCGTAAAGATACGCGATCTTTAACGTACGTAAATAATCGTCTAGATCTTCGTGCTTCGCAGGATATGTCTCCACCAGACAACACAATTCTGCGTCTTCAAGCTGTTGCTCTACACACGGATTGAAGCCGGCAACGTTAATGTCATCAAAGCGCTCGCCATCCTTAAAGCGCCCTCTTGTGCGCGCATTGTTAAGCCAGATATATCCGGGTTCGCCGTTCTTTTGACTTTGCGCGGCATGCCAAGTGTAGTCCATCCCCACCTCAGCGTTAAAGGAGTTGTTGGATCCCCATCGGTGGTGGTATAGCTTCTCTTGATCGTTCTTCATTTCAAGATATCGTGTGTCATCATAGCGCCCCATCGCCAATGCCGCTGAACGTCGAACATTGCCCGAAACCACACAGCGGCCGATAAGGTTCTCAGTATCCACGATGTCTACTGAAGTGACGGACTCTCCGATCTTGCTGGAGTATAACTCCTTGAGGTTCTCGTGAAGCTCGATAAGGGGGGCGGGGCCGCTAGATGTGCCCCCGAAGCCCTTAATCTCTGCTCCAAGCTCGCGAATCGCTGAGTAGTCAAACTTAGGTACCTTTCCGCCAAAGAAGAACCCATCAAGAAGAGTGTGTACTGAATCCACCCACCCCTCGCGAGAGTCGTCAATAACCAACGTATCGTTAGTATATGCTGGCTCCTGGATGGTGACGGTACCGGCGCCCTCGGTATCGAAACCCACCCCAACGCCAACCATAAGCGCATCCATCATCCACGCAAAGAGATAGCCGCCCTTTGTGGAGAGATCCCGGGTGGAGCGAAAAGCACAATTAAACAAACCCGCAGCCGTGCGCTGTTCAACAAACTTGGTCCCCATCATCCAAAGGCCGCGGCCAGGCGGGGTCCACTTAAGGTTAAACAGGCGGTCAAACGCCTCTTTTGCTGTTTTTTGTGCCTTGCCGTCGTTCCACTCTAGGCCAAGCTGGAACACGTGTTGCTTTTGCATGTTGAACATGCCCTCTACTACTCGGCGGCATGTGTGCCACCACTCCTCGCTCCCAGTTGCGTCGGGATCGAATTCATTAAGCCGGCGCGAGTATGTGCGTTTAAACGTTACATATCCAAGCGGACCCCATGGGACCTCGGCTTCCTTGTAGGGTTCGATAAAAGTATCTGATAATCTAAATCTGCGTATGTTTTCTATAGTTCTCATTATGTTTATTTCCTTTTTCTAAACTTCTCGTACTTGTTCTGCAATAGGCCTTTTTGCATGCTCGCAGTTAATGCGACCGGATTCATGGGTACTATCCCATTGGCAACGGCTGTTTTAGGCATTATCCGGATGCTGGCACAGCCAGGATCCATAAATATATCATAAATCATTCCGTCGGGTCCATTTCTATTTTTAGCAATAAAAATCTTCCCTTGGTTGTTCTGCTTATCTTCAATCGTCCGAGATACGGAGAAGATGAAATCAGCCACAAAGCACTTATTGAATGCTTCTGAGATCTGTTCCATTGTGATAACTTCTGCGTTTAGTCCCGAACGATTTGTCTGAGATGCGGTCCAAATAGGGCAAGAGTACTCTGTAGATATCCCTCTAAGCTCTTCGTAGATGGACTCCAACTCGTTTCTCTTTTCCTTCCGGACGACAACTGGCTTTAAAAGATCGGCGTAATCAACGATTATCAGCCCCGGCTTGATGCCTCTCTTGATCAACCTGTTTAGGTGGGATTTAATGGTATTAGTTGACGCAGATTTGGTGGGGTATTCTTTAACGATGAGTTTTCCTTCGATGTCCTTGATCTCGTCGTAAACCTCATCCTTAAAATTAATAATATCAGACAATGGATAACCTGTTAAGCAACTATCGTATCTGGTTGCAATAATTGTGTCGCCAAGCTCCAAAGTGTAGTGTACTACAACCTTTCCCTCTTTTAATCCTTGGGCGCCAAGATGTACAAGACAGAACGACTTGCCGGCGCCAGTTGGAGCAATCACAACCCCAAGCTCGCTCTTGCCGAGACCGCCTCCGCAGATATCGTCTATCTGCTTCCAGCCCGTTGTGACCGGGAGGCGATGTTTCGGGATAAAGCGCTGCTCAAAGTCAGCTAGATAATCATAACCAAAATTATTATCTGAACCAAGCTTTAGAGAGTCGTTGATCGTCTTCGAGATCTCATCAAACGAACACGACTGCAGCAGTCCTACTGACTTCATCATCGCTTCTTTAAGATTCTGCTTGCGACAAAAATCAAGGGACTGCTCCTTGATGTACTTGGTATCTGTGGCTTCTTTGGCCGTAATTTTCGCAAAGTATTCGCGCACCTGCTTACGCACGACTTCATCTTCATTGTCCAGGTCGGTGCGCAGCATTGTAATGACCGCTTCTACGGACGGATGCGTACCATACCGATCTCTATAGTTGAGAATGCGACCTGCGAAAACCCTGAGATACTCCAGTTCCAAAAAGTTGATATCAAGAACTTCTGTTATCTGATCAGCAAAAGGGCGATCCTCGTAGATAATCTGGACGAGACCCTCTTGAAATGCTTTTCCGTATCGACTAAAATTAGCATTTTCGTTCAAAAGTCACCCCGATGCGCATGCGATATAGTGCATTTTCACACTATTAAGTATAACGGAACTTGTCCTAAAGTCAAGCAATTTAACGCTCTGAGTTGATTTTGTTTAGGTGCAGTTCCAAGTCCTTCCAGTTTAGTTCTCCAAACCCGTCATCCCTCATTTTCTTCATGATCTCTATCTTGTTGAAATTGCATTCAAAGTTCTCCACAGCGTTGCGAACGAAGTCCTTTGATTGTGGAGAGAGCATCGGAGAATAAAGTTGCATCATTTTATAATTATGTGCGATCGTGTCTTGATCTGCCAATATGTTCTCGTGGAACTTCAGCTTTTTGTCGACCTTTTCACAATAAGAGATCACCTCATCAATGGTATAATCCTTATCCGCCGCCAGAAACCCTAGCCGGCGCTGTATTGTCTTAAATCCCACAGATTTAATTCCCGGCAGATTGTCGGACGCGTCTCCCACCAGGGCGCGGGCCAGGGCCATATTCCTCGGGTGTACCCCCAACTCTTCCACAATTGTTTTTTTGTTGTAAATGATATCGCTGGTAGGGCGATATACCACCGTTTCATCGTCACACAGTTGGTAAAAATCCTTATCATTGGAGACAATCACTTTCTGCCAACCATCGTAATAGGGCATCCTAGTAAGATAAGAGATGACGTCATCTGCCTCCACCTCGGGCAGCATCACCTGCACAATGGGCATCTCATTGAAATACTCGATGGCTCGGCGTTGTTGCCAGACGCGGTTCTGCATCTCTTCGTTTTCAGTTAGCGCTTTTACATTACGGTTGAGGCGGATGGGCTTTCGGCCGGCTTTATAATTCTTATCGAGGGATCTGCGTTTCTGCGATCCGTTGGGGCCGTCCCACACAATC